GCCGCTATGTCTAACCTGCGTGACATAAAAAATGAGGTTACTATTGGCAACGGTTGGAAGTTCATCATTGACTGACGGTGTGCGCACCAAAAAGGCGATGTTGGTACGTACTAGCTGTACCACCAACGGCGGCAGACTTACACTCAGTCTTGGGTCCAGCAGTACACTGAACACCACGCCTTGCTGTATCTGCTGCGGTGTACCGATGATGCTCTGGTTAGTACCAGCAGGCAGGTCGTTGGCATTGGCGACTCCGCCTGGTGGAAAGGCCGGGCTGTAGATATACTTGGGTGTGAGCGAACCGCTAGCAACCTCGCTGATGTAGGCCTGCTTACCGTCGTTCCAAGTCTGAACAAAGTTGCTGTCAGCTAGCTGCGACAGAAACTTACTTACACTACCAAAGCATGTATTGCCGCGTGGATATTGTGTGGCAGTCATACGCTGCGTGGCGACGGTGCCCAGCTGAACCGGCGTGTTATTCTCTGCAATCATGCGGTTGACAAGCTGCTGCTGACTACTACCAGCTCCCATGGGGAAATTAACTAGGTTACTGTCATCAGGTGTCAGTAGCGCGACGCAGTGCAACGTGATCTTCTGATCTACTACATTCTCGCGTGTATAGATTACTTGGAACACTGGGCCATCCCAGATACGCCCCATGTAATTAGGGCTGGACGTGCTTTGAAAACCTGCGTACAGCGTTGCCCAGGTAGCGTTGTAAGAAATGTTCTGCGCTACCTCAGCATCCATGTTGTAAATGGAAATGTCGGCGTACCAGATCGGCGAAGAGTTCATGGACTGCACAACTTCGAACGTTATGCGTAGAGAATCTGAAATCCAAGACTCAGACCCGAGTGTAAGGGTCTCAGCTGCGCCGCCATTCGTAGCATAGGTGACTACCAGCTTCCATGCCTGACCCCACAGTGGGATGTTGCTGACAGCATTAGACATTATCACCCCACAGCAAACTGAACTGCCCAAGATCACTGGTGCCTGGATAATCAGTGGGTGCGTTTCCAGTATTCAGCAAGTAAGCACTTCCGATCTGCAGATACTGGTACTGTGCCAGTATGTTTGCCGCCGGGTAGCGCCCTGTTACTAGCGGCACCGAGGCCACTAGAAGATTGCCGCTTGTATCGGTTACTGACAACTGCCAGTAACCGGCCATGGCTGAATAACTCAGTCCAAGCACCAAGGTCAATGCCTGCCCGTTGACGGTCAATTCTACAGCAAAGGTCTGGTTAGGTGCAGTTACAAGTGACACTATCTGTGAACTCATTTTAATCCTCGCTGGCCTGCCACGCTAGAGTAGCTGCCAGCGCCAGGTATATCTGTTACGCCGCCGATGCCAGTTAAGCTGTCCGGTGTGCTCCAGGGCGCTAACACTGACTCAGGAGTAGACACAGTATACGGCGTACTGGGAGCGGCTTGTGGCTGCTGGAATTGCTGCTGTGTAACCGTAGGAACTGGCGACGGGCTGACGGTGCCCAGCCCGGTAGTGCTTGTGTCGTTACTGCGCGCGCTGACCGGCGCGGTTGTGGTAGACGCTGTGAAGATCTGCTCGAACTCTACCCGCATGCGCAGCCCAGCGATGGTCCTGGAATCCTCACGCGGCGATACTGCCAAGATAACCATGTTAGTATAAGTACGTAATCTAGTCGTCACGGTCAGTGGTTGGCGCGACTGTTGAAGACCGAGTATGGTTTGATAAGCTGACACGCTCTTAGATGCGCGGCCCACCCATGGAGTGATGATACTAGACCCTGTCGCAACAGAGTTGACGGCGCTGTGTGCGTAGCTGTCCATCACATCTGACATGCCGACTTCTAACGTGAGCCGAGCCGGCATCAAGTATGCGTGACTAGAGATGTCCGCTCCGGTCTGTACCGGGTGGTGAGTCTTCTCCAGCCGCTGGTCGTGGTCCAGTCCCAACACGGCGTCGAAGACGTAGGTCGTTGTTGCCGTGGCATTGATGACGACACTGACATTGCCTGCAGCGTCGGTCGTGGTAGTGCTAGACCGCGTCTGCGGCACAACAGTGATGGACACCATGGCCGGGCCGGTCCATTGCGGTGGACGGTAGGCTCCGTAAGTCTGTGTAGCTGCAATGACCGTCATTAGTAACTCCAGCTAACGGCGTTGAACTCGGCCAAGTTACGCTGCGTCTGCTTTCCCGCGACATCACGCAGTGCGGTAGCCGTACGAGTGGCCAACTCCTGCTGACTCTCACCCGGCTTCTGAGTTATTTGAATGGTAACGGAACCTATCTGGACACTGCCAGACTTGCCTTCACGAGCGAGTGTCGAGGCGATGTAGTTCCTGGTTTCTTCAGGCAGTGTAGCCTTGCCAGCTAGCACGGCGTCCATCCGACCTGGACCGGCGTTGTAGGCCCCAAGGGCTAAAGCTTCATTGCCGCTGTACCGCTTCATCAGGTCGCGCATGTAAGCAGTACCGCCGCGCAAGTTATCTACCGGGTTGTATGGATCAACGCCATACTGCGCGGCTGTGCCAGGCATAAGCTGCATGTAACCGACTGCGCCCCTCGAACTAACGGCCGACATGCCGAGCGATCCGGATTCCGACCGTGCCAGAGCTGACAATAACTCAGGACTAACCGCGCCACCCGTAGCACCTGCTAGAGTACGCCACGATTGGTCCGCCACACCAGGTACGTGAGTCATGTGTGGAGTGCCAGTAAGACCAGCGCCTCCAACTTGATCTAGTGCATAGTGCCGGTAGATGTCGAATGTACCGCCCGTCACAGCGCCTGCGCCAGCACCGATGGCGGTTCCAGTAGCCCCGCCCGCCGCGATGCCCGCCGCGATGCCAGCAGGACCGCCGGGGATGCCTGCGATGCCGCCGACGATGGAGCCTAGCAATCCGCCGACGGTGCCGCCTACAAGTGCACCAGACAGTAGCCCGGTGATTTGTACCAAGAAGTCTGTGACCTTAGCCAGCCAGTCGACAATAATCGACACTGAATGCGCAAACTTATCGAAAGTAGCCACACCTCGCAGGGTCTTGTCGCCAGAAAGCATTGCCACCACGTTATCAAATATCGTGGCAAAGTCTTGAAAGACATGGCCTACGTCCTTCATGATGGTGACGATGTCTTTCCAGATTGGCTTGAAGTATTTGACGATTGTCGCCGAGATTTCAGGCATGTGCTTGATGATCCAGTCATTTACCTGACGCAGCTTCTTCAGCAAATCATCAGGGCCCATTCCCAGGGCCTTCATAAAGTCAGTTACAACGTGCATGCCGAGGTATTTGACCTCGACCTCCATGCGCGTGAACTCGAACCGCACATCGCGAATCTTACGCATCTGTGCATCAAAGTCCATGTCGGTGGCCATGGCCTTCTGATCGGCGATAAGCTGTTTGGACCGCTCTCGCAGCTCGGGGTCCCACATCAGGTTTTCCATCGGCTCGCCGAGTGCGTCCATGGTGACCTTGAGACTGCGGGCTGCGTCTTTTGACATATATAGCCTTAACGCGAAGAGGCGGTAGTTCTGATCAGCCATCGCCACCTTGTCAGCCAAACCAACTGCCGCACCGCCGATTGCCGCAAAGCCGCTGACCAACTCCGTCGAAGTCTTCAGCATCGCCCCGGCCATCGACTGCATGTTAGAGTCGACGGCTTGACGAGCCTCGTGCAACGCGTTGTGAAAGCGCGAAAGGCCTGCGGCGTCCACCGAGGTTCCTAGCCGAATCATATACTCGTCGAGTACGTTCACTGAGCCGCCTGCCCTTCTCGCCACTCACGGTAGCGTCGTTCGTTCTCGGTCTTGACATCCAAGAACTCTAGAACGTCAAGCAAATCCTGAACGTCGTAAGTTCCATCGCTAATCTCGTGCTGGCGCCAGAGGCTTGCTGCTACTGGCGCCCACACCAATGCGTCGATGGTTGGAAATGGCGCGGGGTTCCACTCTACTTCGCTGTCAGAGCCGCGCCGGATTCCAAAAAACTCGCGAGGTTCACGACCAAGACCTCCACCATCAGGCGTGTGATCGTAAAAGGATTTGTTTCCAAGTCCTTGGCGGCCCACTGCCCGCTGTCCGCCACTACTGGAATGTACCCCATGCCAGGTTCTTCGCGCGACACCGTGCGCATGCAGTTCTTCTGCACGAACTCAAAGTCGTCGAAGTCTAGATACATGAAGGCCACGCCACACATGGCGCGCAGGCGATCTGCGTTGCTGGGCTGCGGAACCTCTGCTACAGGCTCCGCAGATACTTCGTCCTTTCGCCCTTCGCTCGCCTTGTACACGGCGGCCATAAGGCGCTGCCAAATGTAACTTCCTACGGCGGGCGTCATTCGGCGTATCTGATAGTTTACGCCGTCAACTGGTACTACGATTGTAGCTTCGTGCATCATGTCCTCCTTGCAGGATAGGTATCTACTGGTTAACGATATTGGCCGCCATCATGCGCCAAGTGATTTTCTGCCCAGACGCTTGATAAGGTTTGTCAGGAATTTTTCCAAAGCTTACACCGCTCAGAACATGGCTGGTGCCGTCCGTAAGCATGCGGAAGCTGATAGTAGTTGCGGCCCAACCACTAACATCGTCGTTGTTAGCTGCCGTGATGGCCTGATTGTAGAGGCTGAGCAACGCCGAGTGCAGGACGGACGACTCCTGGACTTCGATCGCGATGTCGCCGTTGTCGCCGGCAATGTACGAAATAAGCACTGTACCGTCCGCCGCAACATCGTGCGCGGTGCGCTCCGTCGTCATGGTAACAGTCATCTGGCCAAAGCCAACATTGCCGCCGGTGAGCGGAATGCTGACGCCAAAGACCGAATTTACTAAAACTCCGACTAATGCTTTGAAACTGTAAGTTGCGCCGACGCCCACGTAATCACCTCTTTGTCTTCGTTGAGTTGTTAGATGTTATTCCTTTGCGCCCGCGACTTACGGCCGCTCCGAATGCTGCGCGTTCTTCGGGTGTTTTACGATCCCAGGCACGCTTCGATGTTGCGCCCGTCTTTGCGCGCTCTGCTGGGTTTTCGTATCGCAGCACCGTTATGCTGCGTGTCTTTTCGCGTTCTACTGGGTCCTC